TCACAGCGTCCCCCGCGATGTCGGCGACGGGAAGGCCTCGGTGACGATCGCTTGCGGGTCGAGGCCCCACTCCACGGCGACCGAGCAGGCCTCGCGGAGATGCTTGTCGGCGAGGTCGGCGACTTCATCGGGGGCGCCTATCTCGGCCATCTTTTCGACCCAGCCCCAGGCGAGGATGACCTTGTCGCGGGCCCGGGCCTTGTAGAAGCGCTCGAGGTCGGAGTCAGCCACGGGTCGGCTCCCCTGAGTGCGGTTGGTCGGCCGCGATGATCCTGTACTTCTCGCGGTTAACAGCGAGCATGTGGGGGAAGCGGAGCCAGCCGCGAGGGCCGCCCAGCACGAACATGAGCGCAAGCGCCTTGCGAGAGACGGCGGGCGAGATGTAGGCGCCGTACTGCGGTTGCGGCACGGGGATTTTCTGCGCCGCCCACCAGCCCTCCGGCAACGCGCGCCAGACGAGTTCGCCAGCGCCCCACCACGCCTTGTCGAGGACGATGACGGCCCCGACGCCGATCACCACCCAGCCAATTCCGAGCGCGACCGTGTTCAGCCCCGCCATTACAAGCCCTCCTTGGAGTGCTGGGGGGCGCGGCAGGTTTCGCTCGCGTGGCGCCCGCAACGCGTGCACGTCCACCGGCCGGTCACGAGCGCCCCGCAGGAACAGAGCCATCTGATTCCGGCCTTCACCGGTCCTCACCCCCACCCGGCTCCGGACGGCCATTCGGGCCATACAGGCTCGGGGTTGCCTCGGCAGCCGCGTTCAGCTTGCGCCAGTTCTCTTCGAGCAGGTCCGCAAGCTGCTCGCGGGTCAGGTCGTCCCGGTCGCGGAGGAACCCGACGATCGCCTGCGCGTTGCCGACCGCCTTCATCGCGGCGCACCGCAACTCCTCCCTGCTGACCAGCACGTCGCCCGGGGACTCGCTGGTCGAGCGCATCGGCTCAGCCACGATCCACCTCCGCGCCGTCCCCACCCGGCTCCTTCTCCTGCTCTGGCTCCGCAACGAACTGTCCGCAGGTGCAACCACGGACCTTGCAGTCCCCATCCGCGCCCATCTCCTGGCCGTCGTCGTGGTGGAAGCGCTCGTGCTGGCATTTGGCGCAGAGGTCGTCGGCGTCCTTCTCCTGCTCTGGTTGTGGGGCGGGGTTGGCGAACATCTCGGGCTGGGTGATGCGGATCGCGGCGACCAGCGCCTCCTTGAAGTGGCGGTCGCCCTCGGCGGTCAGGTACGTTTCGTATTCACCGCTGGGCAGGCCCGACGACCCGAGCAGCTTGCGGTCGTGCAGATCGCCGCAATGCCAGTCGGAGGCGCCGATGTACTTCTCGTCCTCCTCTTCGAGATCGCCGAGCCAGCCGAGCTCTTCGTCCCAGTAGACCGCCGCGATCAGCCGCAGCGCGTCGGCCATTAGCTTCAGCCGGGGGTCCGCCTCGGGGGCTGGCTGACCAAGTGCGGCGGAGAGGGCGCCGATCAGCCGGAGGGCCTGCCCCGGCCGGAGATCAGCGTCCCCGATCTCATGGACCCGGCCGCCCCTCGTCTCCTCGCAACCGAGCTGGAGCTTGATGTCCCCCTGGTCCGCGCGGCTGATCGCCAGCATCGCGCCGTCGTCGGTGCGGATCGTTTCGCTACCCACGGCGGTCGCCCACCGTTCGGATCAGGATCGCCCAGTGGCCGACCAGCAGCGTCAGCCCGTAGCGGATGCCTAGGTAATAGCGCCGGGCGCCAGTGCCCCGCGAGAGCGTCACACGAAGCGCGCCGAGCCTCCAACGCCTAACCACGGTCGCCCTCCTCTGGCTGCTGCTGGGGATCGACAAGCTGGGTAAGGCGAAGCGCGCTCGTCGGCACTGCCGCACAGGGCCCATCGTGCCCCGCGTCGCGCGTGCAGCTCCATCCGACCGGTGGTCGGTCGCAGCCGCCTTCCCCTGCCCGCCTCGCCCGGTTGACGATCTGCCGGACGCGCTCCTTGGCCAAGAGGCCGCGAAGCTTGCAGAAGAGGCAGGGAGCGTCGGCGCCGTACCCCGATCCAGGGTCGCCCGGGTCGCAGTCGCAGTGGTCCTCGATCAGCACGAGGGCCGCTGCGAGATCCGCGCCCTCGGCCGTTACACGATCTATCGTGTAACGGCTCGCGTAGCCGATCTTCCGGTCCGTGTGGTCGACGTGGGTTCGGTGGGTCCAGCGGGCGCCGACTCTGAAGTGCTCGCCGCCGCTGCCCTTGACGACCTGTTCGACTTCGACCCGGCCGTCCTCTGTCTCGCCGAGCACGAGGTAAGCCCCACCGTTGAGGCAGCGCTTCTCGTAGATCGCCCCGACCTCATGGCCGGTCCGGGTGAGCGCTGCTGACCCCTGCTCAACCAAGATCCTCGACCTCGCTCAGCAGGTCGTGGTCGGGGTGTTCCCAGCCCGGCCCGGCGTCGGGGTGGCAGGCGGTGCAAAGGCCAGGCTCAGCCCAGCCGCAGGAGCCGAAGTCCATGTGAGAGCACGGCATCGTCTCCGTACAGCCGCAGCCGCGGCAGACCCCGGGGTACAGCGCCGTGAGCAGCCCGCCGATGTCGGGCGGCTGCCAGCCCTCCGGCTTCAGCTGTTTGCCGTCGGCGCGCTTGGGCCCGCCGGCCTTCGCCATGTTGGTCCGGTGGACCTCGTCCCAGAACGGGGCGAGGTTGACGCCGAACTGGACGGCGGTGCCGTAGACGACGGCCAGCAGGTCGCAGAGCCCGTCGATCGACTTCACCAGCGACTGCTCTGCGTCCTCGTCGGGGTCGATCTCGATCGTGACCTTCCGGCCGGTGATCGCTTCGACCGTCTCCCGCGCCTCCTCGGCGATCAGGCTGGCGCGGAGTCCGGCCTTGCGGATCGCCGGGTAGTCGCCGGCGCCGAGGTTGAAGGCCTCGTGGAAGTCGGCGACGTCGCGCTGCACGGAGTGAGCGTGGGGCTGGCGACACTCGGTGATCTCGAAGTGAGAGCTCTGGCGGTAGGCCGCGATCGCGGCGGCGTCGGTGACCGGGATCCAGTCCTCGAGCTCGTCCGCGCCGCGGCGGCGGACCAACCAGAAGACGTCCGGGAGCCCGCCAGCGGACACTCAGACCACCGCCTCGATCAGGGTCCAGAGACCGAAGGCGATCGCCACGACCAGGAGCAGGGCAAGCACGTCGAGCAACGAGGCCTGCGGGCCGGGCGCCGAGTAGCTGCCGTGGTGGGGGCGGCCGGGCCCGGGCACCGGCAGACTTGCCGGTCGGCGCGGGTTCACCGGGACTCCTTGGTGACGTGGTGGGCGGGCGCCGGCGGCGGGGCGATCTTTAGGCTCACGGCCGCGGCGAGGGCGATGAGGGCAATCGCCAGGGCGAAGGCAAGGATGAGAAAGGCGAGCTGCTTCACCGGCGGCCGACCCTTCCCGGGGGGATGTCGGGGCCGCGGGAGCCACCGCCGATCACCTTGAGCGGGTCGCTGTAGCGAGGTGCAACCGAGGCGCGCCGCTCGGCGGCGGGACTTTGGCGTAGAGCTTCGGCGCGGCAGCGGGCGCACTCTTCCTGCCAGCGCCGCTGATGGACGTCCCGCATCCGGTCGAGCACACGGCAGGCAGCTACATAGAGGAGGGCGATGACGATCACGCCGAGCCCGCACTCGGCATAGACGAGGAGGACGCCGAGGAGCTGTTCAAGGACCGAGATCACGCGGCGGCCTCCGAGGGCTCGGGGAAGGCCTCGGTCACCTTCATGCCGGCGTCGTCGGCGATCGCTTTCTGCGTCGCCTCAGAGACGGGTTCACCGTTCTCCGCGCGGCACCAGCTGGCGTACCCGATCCGGAGCCGGCGGGCCATGGCCGCTTTCGAAAGGCCGAGGTTGCGGCGACGGGCGGTGAGGTCGATCGAGCAGGCCATCAGGCTCGGTCCTCGATCGGTGCGCCGTCGACGTCGAGGTCGGTGACCTGGACCCCCAAGGCGCCGGCCAGCGCGTGCATCGTGCTGACGTGAGGGTTGCGGGTGAATCCTTCCTCGATGTCGCGGATCGTTTTCGCAGTGATGCCGCCGGCCTTGTAGCCAAGCGTGGCGTAGGACCAGCCGCGGTTGCGGCGGAGACGTCGGAGGTGGTGGTTGGGGGTGCGGGGGCCGCGGAGGGCCACACGTCGGATCGGAGGTGAGACGTTTGATCTCGTCACGATCCGAAACGTATCACAACTATCCCTTTCCTACCGCAACTATCCGTTTCCTCTCCCTTCGGATAGCTACGGTCAGGCCCGGATGGACGACCTAGCGCGCCGCATCAGGACCGCCCGGACCTTTGCCGAACTCACGCAGCCAGAGATGGCCAAGCGGTTGGAGCTGGGCGAGGCGACCTACAAGCGCACGGAGCTGGGTGAACGGCGGCCGCCGCGACGGGAGTTGTTGGCGATTGCGGACGTGTCCGACGTTCCGATGTGGTTCCTCGAGGGCGGCTGGGATGGCTGGCGCGGAGACGTAGACGAGATGGCCCGGCGGGCTCTTGAAGACGTCGGCCCCGCGGGGAAAACTGTGAAGCGGAGGGCAGGCGAAAGGTGAGTAAGCATAGGGATCTTGTCTTTGTGGATGTCCCACCCGAGCAGGGCGAGCAGATCGTCCGGCAGGCCATCGCCGATCTAGGGTGGCGGGTCCTGGAGGACGACGGCCGCCGTCTGGTGGTCAAAGAGGTGACGCCAAACAGCATCAGCTTCACCTGGGCCGCGAAGATCGAGGTTGTTATCTCAGAGGAAGAGGATGGTTTTACCGAGGTGGCTTTGCGGGGCTCAATCGTCGGTGCCGGCCCCGTGCAGTCAGGGCATCTGCGCGGGCAGGTCGGCAATTTGAAAAACCGGATCGCGGCAGCGGGCGCGGCCCAGGCGCCCGCGGTGGCGACAGGCGGCATCAGCGGCGAGCTCCAGCGCCTGGTCCAGCTGCACAAGGACGGGGTTCTTACCGACGACGAGTTCGCTCGGGCGAAAGCCCAGGCGCTAGCGGCTGGCGGCTAGCGCACCAGACGGAGGCCGGGCGCCTCGACCGGCAGATCTGCCGCTTCGAGGTGCTGGCGCAACTGCTCCTCTATCGGTGCGAGAAACGCTGGCGGGCGACGAAGCCCCCGCAGCTGGAAATAGAGGGCCCACAATTGGGCCCGGTCCTCAGCGTTGCTGTTTCGCCGTCCGTCCTCGATCCTCGCCACTCTGTTCTCCCCGGCAGCCGCATCGGCTGACACCTTCGATCAAATTCAGCTAATCGTTTAGACACCTAAAGCGGACAAGATGGTCCCTGTTTTCTGAACCAGATGTCAAGCGTCCAACCATGGCCGGCATCCATTACTGGATAGCCGTCAAACGCTCGTGGGAACCTCGAAGAGAAGCTGCCCCGACGTGACGTGAATCGCATTGTCTCCCTCGCGATTCAGACGCTCGGCGCTTCGTCGGGCGATCTCCAGCATCTCTTCCCTGCAGCGTTCCTGGGCTTCCATTCCTTCCTGCAACCCCTGGCTATCGAGGACCAGCCTGGTCCGTGAAATGTGCGTGTTTTTGTCTGCGCCTAGAAGGCCAGCCCGTGCCGAGGCCGCCGCATCGTCTAGGACGACCTGCAAACCCTGGGCGACGAGGTGCTCGGCCCAGACCGGGTTCTCTTCTCGAAAGAGTTCCCAGTCCTCAGTCTCAACCAATGGTCGATCTATGGCTCGGTAAAAGTGCTGAACCGCCCCGCGGACCCTGCCCTCCCGCGTGTGTTCGATGCAGTCCGCTTTCAGCAGCATTTTCATGTGGTGTGAGGTATTGGGGACCGTTTCCCCAATCAACGGTCCGACCTGAGAAGGGCTCATCTCTCCGCCGTCGACCATGACGCGCATGATGGCCTCCCGGGTCGGGTGGGTGACGGCGATCAGTCGCTTTCGCGTGGCCTCCAAGCGGTCGGCCTTGGCCGAGGTCGGCATCTCTGCTCCCTTCAAAGAGTCGTGAGCGATTAGAGGCTAGCCAGTCAATCGAGCTCGTTGCCGGGCGCCCAACTGGTTTATGTCCATGCACTGGTGGATGCTCATGAAGCTCGGACCGTCGACGCAGATGGTCGTGGCCTCAAGTCCTGGGAGAGGAGGTGGGGAGCCTCATGAAGATGCAGAAGGCAACGCGGCTGATCAAGCCGGCGATCGTGAAGACCGCCTAGTGACCCCGGGCGGGCCCCGGCCTTCGTTGCCGGGACCCGCCCGCTCTCGTCAGCTCATGTGGGGGTCGCGCTCCCGGCAGGAGCTACCCCGCCTCGGCCCGGATCCGATCCGCCAAGGCGACGACCTCGCCCGGTTCACGGCCCAGCGCTGCCGAGAGCCGAAGCACCGTGCTCCAGAGCGGATCGACCTTGCCCGTTTCGATCCGCCGCAGGCCGGTGACGTCGAAGTTGGCCCGCCGTGCCAGCTCTTCCTGAGTCATTTCGCCACGCAACTCTCGGATCGCAGCGCCGAGGGGTGGATCGGGATTGGAGTAGGAGGGCACGGGCGGACAATCCAACGCGCCACCCGCAGCCGTGTACAGGGACGTAAACCCTGGAAGGTTTAGACTGCATCGGTCGGAAGTCGACTGACTGGAGGAGATATGTCCGAGCTAAGTGGGTCGCGCGCGGCCGCAGCGAAGGCCGTCAAACACTGGATCCGGCGCGGCCTCATGCGTGGGATGAAAGGCAGCGGCCAGCCGCTCTCGGCACCGAACTTCGCCGCGGCCGAGGGTCTTCCGCTCTCTCGAGTCAGCTACCACGCCCGGGTTCTGTCGGCCCTCGGCGTCACCGAAGGCGCCGGCCAGGTCGCTCACCGCGGGGGTGCCGTGCAGACCTACACACTCGGCGGCCCCAACTGCGAGACAGCCCTGCGCTTCCTCGCCGCCGCCGGCGAGGACTAGAACGACGAAAGCCCGCCACCCCGGGAGGGGATGACGGGCTTCGACTTTCGCACGGTGCGCGCAGGGGGAAACGGAAGGCTACGCCCCTGACGATCGCTGTAGTTGCTCGAGCTCGCGGCAAGCCGCGATACCGATCGAGGCCGAGGTGATCAGCCTCTGCACCTGGCCCTCGATGACCGCCTCGAGGATGTCGGCCGGCGACCCGCCGAAGAGCTCGGCAGTCTCACAGGCTGCCTCGAGCAGCTGCGCGACCGCAGTGTCCCAGTCGGTTTCGGCGTGGTCGACCTCGAACCGATCGAGCGCGGCCTGCAGTCGCTCGCGCAACGCCGCCGGCGTCGCGAGCAGCTGACCGGGCGGCGGGGTGGCGAGTGCCTCAGCGGCGGACGGCATCGACCGTCGCCGAGATCCCGGCCGGCAGGAAGGCGATCGCCACGGCGACGAGTGCCGCCACGGTCGGGCTGACGCCCGCCTTCGTCAGGAAGCCGTAGATCGAGCCGGCCAGGACCAGGCCGGTCACGGTCTCCGTGGGCCGCTTCTGCACGACGTTGGAGATGGTTCCCATAGCTCCTCCTTTCTCGGGTAGTGGTTGTCGGATCAGGGGTGCGCGGGCGCCGCGGCGCGCAGCTGCGCCCGTGGCTTGGCCAGCGGCAGTTTCACCTTGGCCCGCGGGGGCTTGCGAACCCGGCGGGGAACGTCGCGGACGCGCAGCTGCTCGAGGGCGCGGCGGCCGCCACGGACCTTGCTCACGTCGACCCCGCCGGCGACGCCGGCGACGTTCGCCGTCGAGGTGTACTGCCAGAGCGCGAAGACGCTCCAAGGCACCGGGATCTTGGGCTGGCTGACGCCGTAGTGAGCGTCCCACAGCAGATAGTGGTTCAGGAAGGAACACCCCGCGAGGTGTTCTTCGAGCCAGTAGGGCGAGCCGTAGATCATCGGCTTCTCCCCGAGCACCCGCTTGAGGGTGTGGACGAATTCGCCGAGGTAGTGACAGGTGCCAGTGACGCTGAGTTCGGTCTCCTCGACGTCGACCACGGGCATGATGAAGCCCTTGCCGTAGCCGGCGCGCCCGATCGTCGAGGCGAAGAAGGCGGCCTCCTGGGCACCGGTCCGACCCGCTGCCGGATCCAGGTAGTGGTAGACGCCGGGCACCAGGTGCGCGGCGCCGATCGCGCGGATCTGCCCGCGGCCGAAGTAGGGGTTGACGTAGGTCGTGCCCTGGGTGGCCTTGGTGATGACGCAGCTCGCGCCGGCGCCGCGCACCGCCTTGAAGTTGACGTTCCCCTGGTGGCTGGAGATGTCGATGCACCAGGCCGGCTTGTTCGGCTTGACCGCCGGGTGCTTGTGGGGCTTGGTCGGCTTCTTCGCCGGGGCGCCGTGGGTCGGCGCCGGCACTTTCGCCGGCGTCGTCTTCACCGGCCGGGAGATCGGCTGGCGCAGGCGCTTCCACACCGCCGGGCTGGCGACGCCGGTGACGGGGAGCTTCTGCGTCCGCTGGAACAGCCGCACCGCGGCCGCGGTCGAGGTTCCGAAGGAACCGTCGACGGCGACGGTCTTGTTGCCATGGCCGCGCAGGAGCTTCTGCAGCTTGCGGACGTAGACGCCCTGTCCGGGCCCGCCAGAGTGCAGGCGCAGCGTCGGCGAGTGCAGGTTGGTGCCCGGGTTGGGGCGGTGGTAGCAACCGGTGAAGTTCTGGTGCCACCACTCGCTGAAGGCTTCCGTCTTCGCCCAGCAGAATCGCTTGCCGTGTAGGCGGATGAAGCCGACCGTGGCTTCGCTGCCGTCGATCGCCAGTCCCCACCCGTGGTTTGAGGTCCCGGGCACCGCGGCGTTGCCGCAGAGGCCCTGGGCGCACCAGAGGGCGCGGTAGTAGACCTGGCGGGCGTAGGGACGGTAGGCGGAGTCGCAGCCATTGTCAGAGAGCTTCTGGCCGGCCGCCAGCGCCATCGAGTTGAAGGCGGCGGCCGCCTGGTTGGAGAGCTGGTTGAGCGGCCGGTCGCACTTGACGCCGGTGGCGATCGGCGCCAGGGCCGATTCGGGCAGGTTGCCATTGGAGTAGGCGCCGCCGCTCGAGGCGAAAGCGCCCAGGAGAGTGAGGGCCACGGCGAGCGCGGCCAGGATCCGCCGCATGGCGGACCTCCTTTCTGTGGGTATGGAGGTCGCGCCGAGTGCGACCGGGATCAGGACGGGTAAGGTGAGCCCGTGGAAGTTCGGGACGGCAAGCTGTACATCGACGCCGAGGACCTGGCCGACATGACGCGGGACCTCGTCGCGTTCGCCGACGACCCGCAGTCAGCCGAGGAACTGCGCCGCGGTGCGAGGGAGGCGTCTGCCCGGGCCGCTGACCCGAGCCGGCCGCCGGTGGTACTCAAGCGGGTGTGCATCGGGGGCACGGCCAAGATCCCCACGGCGTCAGCGCTGAACCGGATCCTCAGCGGCCCGACGAATCTATGTAAGTGCAGCCGCACCCGCGAAGAGCACCCGGTATCCGAGTGCCGCGGCTTCTCGCCGGCGTTTCGCTAGGAGCGCGGGTAGTCGACAAGGGACCAGTCGACCTCGAAGAACTCGGGGATCTCGTCATCGCCGCCGCCGGCGACGGTCATCCAGGCCTTTTCCTCACGGTCGAAGCAAATACCGGCAGATCTGCCGGTCGCGGGGAGCACCATCTACTTCAGCGTGACCAGCAGGGTGGCGATAACGCCGCCGAATCCGACGATGATCGAGACGAGCAGGGTCGAGATGGACTTGTAGAGGCCGTCGAACTTGGAGTCCACACGCTGGACCAGCTCGGCGAAGCGGCGATCGACGTCCGCCCGCATCGTCTCGTCGCGGGCGTAGAGCTCGCCGAGCTCCTGGCTGTGGCGCTTCACGTCGCCGTTGAGACCATTCGTCCCGTAGGCCCCCCAGACCGTCGTTGAGAGCCTGATCACCGTGTCTCGCTGATCGTCGCCTGGCGGTAGAGCCTGGTTGGTCATGGCCCGACCCTTACTGCGAGAAGACGGTGTAGGAAAAGCCGCTGGGAGCGTACGCGGCCTCGATCCCCGCCGTTCCCATCGCCCTGAGCGAGATCGTGTGTTTTCCCGCGGCGAGGGCGAATCGCCCGCCGAAGCCGGGAGTGAACCGGGCGATCCCCGGCACCGTCGGGGTCTGTTCCCACCCGATCTGCCCGCCCCGGCCCTGCGCGGCCGCGTCGATGAAGATGTCGAAGAGCACCTGGCCAGCGTTGTTGAAGCCGCCGCGCTGGCCGCAGTTCAGGTGCGCTCGAACATGGACGACGCTCGCGGTGGCGAGGTTGATTTCGCGGGAGGTGAGCGACTGCATGGCGCCGGTGAGTGCAAATTCGCCACCGCCATACACCGACTCGCCCTCGGTGATCCGAACCTTCCGCGAGCTTGCCGCCCCATCGGCCATCTTCGATTCGCTCACGGAGCCGAGAAGCGGAACCCGTTCGTCCGCGAACCGGGCGTCGTTCCCGGCGGCGGCCTGTTTCGCGCCAGCACCGAGCGTCCGCAGCGATGGCACCCCCACCGCCGCGTCCTTCTGGATCGTGACGACGCCGTCTTTGTCGATCGTCGCGTCGCCGCTCATCGTCTTGAAGCGCGCGACGTCGCCGGGCTGCGCGATGAGGATCTGGCTCGAAGCCGCCGCCCCGCTGAGGACCGCGTCGAGGCCGAAGGCTTCGATCATGGCGTGCAGCCGGTCCGCCTGGGCTTTCGTCACCGTGCCCATGTTCGGCGGTTTGTCGCCGTCGACGAAGTAGGGCTGTTCGATCGGTGCGGGGGTTTTGCCAGAGACGGCCATGCGCTCCTCCTAGAGGTCGGTGGGCAGGATTTCGGCGAGGGCTTTGACGTCAGGCCAGGCCGCGGCGAGATCAGCGACCGTGGTCCATTTCGCCGAGGAGGCGACGTCGAGGACAGTCACGCCGTCGATCGCTTCGTAGTCGAGGAGCTCCCAAGCGGGCAGGTTTTCGAGGATCACCCCTTCGGTGCGAGCAGGGTCAGGCGTCTGCGCGAGCAGGGTCCGTATGTAGTGGCGGCCGGGTTCCGGCGTCCGCGGCCTGATGATCACTATCGGCTCCTCGTCCGCGACGGGCTGGAGGGTGCGCCTGGTCGCGATCCGCAGCGATTCGGGCTGACCGCGTTTCCAGCCCGTCGGCTCGCGGATCTCGTTGCGCAGCTGCTCCTCGCTCATCTCCGGCGTGATGACCACGCCGACGAACTGGGCCAGGTAGGGCAAGCTCTCGGCGGGGCAGAGGTCAGGGTCGAAGAGGACCCCGAAGGAAGGCAGGAACGCGTCGTTGGGCCCGCCGCCGGGGAACGAGGGCCGCTCCCGAACGATGTCGTGGATGCGCTGCAGCGGCGCGCACCAGGCTTCACAGAACCTGCGGAGGGCGTACCCCGTGGCCGGGTCCGTTTCCCGGTGGTAGCCGAGGGAGTTGTAGAGCTGTTCCCAAAGGTTGGAGCCGTCGCCGGCCATGGGTTCGAGCCATGGCGTCTCGGGCTCGTGGCTGCCGAGCAGCAGCGGGAGCGTCATCGCCCGACCCTCATCAGGCCGAGGGAGCCGGGTCGCGGCCCAGTCAGATCGATGGGCAGCGAGCGAGCGATCAACAGCGAGTCATGCCCGACGACTCCGGCGGTGGCGATCGACGTGTCCCGATATAGACCCCACTTCACGTAGCCCTTGCCGATCGCCGTCTTCCCTTTTTCGGTTTTGAGGGTCTGTGGCGCCCCTTCGAGCCACACCTGTATCCGGCCGTTCGCGGCGTTTTCGTCACACACCACGCGGGTCGCGATGTCAGTCCAGCGCCCGAAGTCGACGCTCGGGCCTTCCCAGTAGATGGTTTCCGCCAGGCCGGTCGCCGGGCCGCCCTTCAGGAACCACTTGTTGGCGATCACGTAGAGGCCGGCGACGGGGCTGCCATCGCCTTCGTCGCGGATCTGCCAGACGAGGTTTCCCCAGCCCGTCGAAGCGAGGCCGGCTTTCAAGTTGAAGCGGCCGCGAATGATCACGTCATCGCCGGTAGAGAGGAGGAGGTGGGAAGCATTGATCTCGGCGCGCGCTGAGCCACCGGGAACTTCCGAGCGCAACACGTCGGCGCCGAGGAAGGGGGCAGGGTCGGCGGTGGCCACTTCGATTTTTGACCCGGCGCCTTCAGTGCTGCGGGCGTAGTACGCAAGGTCGAGGGAACCTGACTCCCAACCCTCTTCGAGCAGCACCGAGGACTCGGCCCGGTAGGCGGCGAGGATTTCAGCCGCCGTGCCTGCCGCGTTGCGGACGATCGCCTTGTCGATCGAGCCGGCGAAGAGGAAGACCCCGCCGGAGGACGCGCCGATGTTGAGGGTGCCAGCGGTGGATGCCGGCCCTTTCGTGATCGCCGCCGAGCCGACTTCGCGGCCGTTGACGAAGATCCTGATGTTGGCGCCGTCGTAGGTGCCGTCGACCCGGAAGCGCCGCCCGGGCGAGACGGAGACGGTCGAAGACGCTTCCCGGTAGACGCCGCCCGTGTCGCGGTGGCCGCAGACGAGTTTTTCTCCCCGGAGTTCGAGGAAGTAGTCGCCTTCGGCTCCCTTGCCGATGATGGTCTGGTTGGCCGCTTCTTTGGAGCGCTTCACCCAGGCCGAGAACCAGTAGGAGCCGGTGAGCTGCAGGGCGGCGGCGTTGGGGATCGAGACGTACTGGTTGGTCCCATTGAGGACGATCGCCTGGCCGCCTGGCTCGAAGTCGAGCAGCGAGGCGCCGAACGCTGGCGCGCCTTTCAGTTCGCCGTTGTTGGCCCCGACCGAGTCTTTGGCGTCGCCATCGAGGTTGTATTCGGCAACGGTCGCCACGGGGCAGCTCCGCTACGCCGGGATCTTGTAGCCGTACATGGTCACGTCGATGTCTGAGCCGGTGACGAGCGGCTTGGCTCGAGCGGCTTTGTTGGTCGTGCAGACGAAGAGGCCGTGAGGGTCGGCGATGAACCAGCCGCCACCGGCCGCGGCGGCGTAGCCGAGGTCGACCTTGGTGGCGTCGTTCAGGATTTCGACCTTCGTGCCGACCGTCGCGTGGCCGTTGACCACTTTCACGGCCGTGACGACGATCGCCGTGTTCGCTCCCGGCGCGGCGATCACGTCGGCGACCGTGTTGTTGGTGAAGTTGGTCGTCCCCGCGACCCGCTGGTCGAGCGGCGCCACCGTCTCGAGCAGGCGGCCGAATTTGTCGGCCATCGCGTCGCTGCGGTCATCCTGCGAGACGGCGGCGATGAGCGCGGTGCGCGCTCGGGTGCCCACCTTGACCGGGTTGCCGGCGTCCGCTTCGTCGTGGGCTTTGTTGCCGCGGGGGTCAGTCTGACCGATGGCGGCGCTGCCGGCCGCGAGGATGACCGTGCCGTCGATCGTCAGCGCACCGCTGCCGTCGCCGACTTTGATCGTCGAGCCGAGCGCGGTGGCGATGGCTTCGAGGACGGTGAGGTTCGCGGCATCGTGGATCGGGAGAGGGTTCGCAGAGGAAGCGTCCGTCGCGGAGCCATCGGCGCCGAACTGGACCTTGACCCGCTGCGCCAAGATCCCCGCGATTTCGTCGACCGCGATCTTGCGGGGGGCACCTGAGACATCCTTGATTTCGATGAAGTCGGACATGGCGTCCTTTCTGCGGCTGGGCCGCGGTGTAGGTCGAAGGTCGGTGCTTCAGGCCGCGGTGACTTCGATGGCGCCGGCTTCGGCGAGTGGGGCGACGCCGTCCAGGGCGACGCTCTCCTGTGGTTTCAGCGGATCCCCGGAGATGGCGAGGTCCAACTGCACGACGCGGTCGACGCCGGGCGCCTGGTCGACGGCGGCGATCAGGTCGTTCCGGTAGACGCCGTCGACCTTCACCCAGTTGCCAAACGCGGCCGCGGGTCGCGTGGGCCGGGCAAACAGGCTCGGGTCGAGGTAGCGGGCGAGGACGTCCGCCGCAGCCGCAGTGACGCCCGCGGGCTCGAAGCCGGGCAGCGGCGTGACCGAGGCTTTGACGTCGACGGGGGTCAGCGTCGGGTCGAGCAGGCCGTACTTCACGCCGCTCAGGAGACGACCACGCTGAGACGCCTCAAGGGCTTCTTTGGTTAGCGCCGGCGCCGCCGAGCCCGCCGTGGTGGCAACAGCAAGCGCGATCGCGCAGGCGACGTTCTCTTCTTCGGCTTCGACGTCGTAACCGCGGATCGCCAGGGCGCGGCCGATCCCTGCGGTATCGAGTGCGTCGATCTCGAAGTCGCGGGTCAGGATCAGCGAGAAGGAGAGCGTGCGCAGCTTCGGGATGAGCCGGGCCAGGTAGGCGTCGGGGTCCTCTTCGTCCGCGCCGCCTGCGGTGATGCCGGTCAGTTCGATGGTGTCGACGTAGGTGAGCCGGTCTTCGAGGCTGACAGGGCCGCTCAGGCCGTCGAATTCCGTCCCTGGCTGCGTCGCCTGCAGCAGGACCTCACCGGCAGAACTGCCGGTTTCGCCCGGGGGCACCAAGACGTCTTTGACGACCCGGAACCCGAAGGTCTTGCCGTCGCCGCGCGCGATGCGGACCTGGGTGCCCGCCGGGATCGGGTACCCCACGGCGTCCTTCATGGTCCAGGTGCTGGCCACCGAGGACGGCGCGGCGAAGATCGGCGGGATATCAATGATTTTCAGACCCCAGTTGCGCAGGACCTCGGTGCCGACGGAGCCGAGCTGCTGGAACAGCATCGCTCCAATCCGGGCGAGCCCCTCGCTGATCAGGACGTCGAGCTCGCCTTCGTTGTCCTGCCAGTCGGGGTAGCGGGCCAGGATCCCGGCTCGGATCTCGGCCCGCAGTTCGAGGAAGTTGCGTTCCGGGAGGATCGTCGCCAGGTCACTCATCAGTGGCACCCCTCGCCGGCGAGAGCACGACGTGCTCGACCAGTTCTTCGAAGGTGACGTCGCCGACCAGGCGGGCCCGCGGCTCGCAGCGCTCGACGGCGGTCAGGTAGGCGTCAGCGCTCGGAGCGGGCGTCTGCTGCTTGAAGGCGTCATGCGGTACCCCGAACTCGGGGAGGTCGATCAGCGAGCCCAGGGGCGTGCTCAGGGCGCTGATGACGCATTGGCGAATGTCCTCCTCGGAGTCCTGCTCGACGACGTCGACGCGGCCCCCCACAACGTTGAAGGGCACGCGGAAGTGCGGCGTCCGAATTCCGGCCATCGGTTGCTTTCTCCTCTCAGAGCTCGACGTCAGGTACTGCGGCTTTGGGCCACCAGGCGACGATCGCCGGCGGGCCGCCTTCGGGCTCGGCGACAAGGGCGCGATCGCCGGCCTTTGGGTAGAAGACGCCCGCGCCGGTCACGTACGGCATCCACTGCAGCTCGTCGGTGTCGAGGTGCGCCGCGAAGGACGGGATGACGCACCTGACCGTCTGCTCCGGCGCGGTGGCGTTCGTGCTGACCGTGGACTCGCGGATCACCATCAGGCGACCTCAACTCCGAAGTGGACGTGGTTGTAGTGGTTGCCGCCCTCGTAGGTCCGATAGATCAGCTGCATCCGGTAGCCGCCCGAACTGTGGGTAACGAGGCCGGAGCCGTCCCAGGGGATGTCGAAGGCCTCCGCGATCGCCGCGGCGAGGGCGTCCTCCTCTGGCGTTTCGTAGCCGTTTGACATGTCCGCCGCCCAGCGGACGTTGGGCGGCCCCTGGTGGTCTGAGGTGCCGCCGTCGACCGTGGGCCCGTGCGCCGCGTTGGCGGCCCTCACCGACTCCCGCGTCACGCCGGGGAAGCCGTGCGAGTGCGCGTAATCGACGACCTCGTTGACGATGTCCTCCGGCGTGCCCTCGAGCACGCCCATCCCGCCGGCGCCTCCAGCTGACCTCGAGGAGCCGCCGGCCTTGCGTTCCGCCGCAGGCTCGGGCAGCGGAGGCGTCGGTTTGTGCAGCGTGATGGTGGCGAGCCTCTCCGCCGGGTCCCGGGTCAGCGGGACCTCGATCGAGGCAACGAGATAGCGGCCGCGGCCTTCGCCGCCATTTGCGCGCCGGTTGCCCGAGAGCCCGATCTTTTCGCCCTTGGAGTTGGGCTGAGGCGGCGCGTCGCCGAAGCCGACGCTGGCGGGCCCGTACCCGGCCAGCGTGACGACCGACCCCGGCGGCGGGCTCCATTGCTTGATCAGGCATTCGACAGTGACCTGGGTGACGGGACTGGCCCCGTCGAAGCTGAAGTCGACGGATTCGATCCAAGGCTCATCGCCGTCGATCGCCAGGCGCACCTTCCCCTGCAGCAGTTCGGTCTCTGGCATGTAGATCATCCGGTCGGCGAGGACGAAGCAGCGCCAGTTGACCTCCTTGGCCAGGCGCTTGATCGCCGTCCAGTAGTTCTCCTTCTTGCCAACCTCGAAGGTGTAGGGCTCGGTGGCGTCGAAGCCTTCGCCGGAGAATTCGCCGCCGCCGAACGAGTCGGCGATCGCGCGCGCCTCACCCTCGAACTTCCGGTAGTTGGAGCCGTCGGAGAATTCCGAGGCCTGCACGGCCTGGGCGATGACGTGCGCCGGCGCGTCGGGGTGCTCCTGGTGGTAGCCGACGGCAGACGTGCCGGTCCAACGTGGCTTGCCGAACAGGAAGCCGGCAATCTCTTCCGCCGCGGTCCCGATCGGCGCCCCGCCCGGGCCGAGGCCCTGAAGCACGTTGCCGGGAGACGCGTCGCCGAGGGTCGACTCGGCCATCAGCCCCTCGAGCACCGCAACCACGCAGATGTAGGGGGCGCCGCCCGACTCCGCGATTCGGCAGGCCTTGTCGGCGAGCTCGAGCTGCGTGGTGGTCAGCTTCTCCCCGTCGATCGTCAGGCCGTGGCCGGCGCCGAGGCCGCGGCCGCGGTTCTGCGTCGCTTCGTCCTTGGCTCGCTTCGCTTGCCCCTCGGTGGCGATCGGCTGAACCTTGTGCAGCTGGGGGCACACGAACAGGAGCCCTGGGCAAGCTTCTTCGACCAGCATCAGGATGAACTCGGCGCGCGTCATCTCGTCGCGCCGGGCCTTGATCGGCCCGTGGAATTCGCGCAGCTTCGCGATCCAGCGGTCTTCGAGAGTCAGGGTGAGCGTTTTGCCCTGCTTGCTCAGAGCCCCGGGGTAGCGGAAGAGCAGACCGTCGATCTCGGCCGTCCATGCTTCGGCCAGAAGGCTTCGCTGGAGCAGCTGGCGCTCGGGGTCGAAGAAGGGGATGACGATCGAGCTGGCGCCGCCCATCGTCCTGGTCAGCCGCGGCGTTGGCACGATCGCCGCGCCCGCCTTCAGCACGAGGTTCTCCCCGCCGCGCAGCACGAGGTCATTGACCGAGGAGTGAACCCCCTGCAGGTGAGTGAGTGCGACCGCCTCGCCGATCGCCGCCTTCGTCGCCACCAGCGCCCCTAGAGGTTCAGGACCCGGCCGGGTGGGAGGACCCGGAAGGGATCGCGGATGCCGTTCTTCGGGCCGATGTCAGGCCACCGTTTCCAGTCGCCGTCGAAGATCTTGAAGGCGATCTTCGCCAGCGTCTCGCCGCCGGCGCCGACGGTGTAGGTGAGGGCGACGGCCTTGCCGACGTGCCCTCGCTTCCCTTTCGGCGTTTCGCCGGCTGCGTTGGCCGGGACGTACTTCATGAGATGCAACGTGAACCGGGCCCGAAGGACCCGACCGTCGTTGGCTTTGAGCAGTTCGTCGAAGTCAGGGTTGGACCCGAAGACGAACCGGTCCCCCTCTCGCCAGATTGGCCCGAAGGCCCGGAAGATGCCGCGCTCTTCGCCGAGGCTGAGGATCTGCTCGAGCGTGCGGTCGACCGACCGGTTTTCGGGTAGACCGTCGAGGAAGATCGGCACGTCCTGGGCGTACGGCTCGCCGCCGATCGGCGTCGTCATCCCCTCGCCGTTCTCCCGGTCGACCACTTCGAACTTCGACATGCCCGCGGTCGGGGTGGCCGGGCCCGCGCCCATGTTGACCGTGACATCGACCTTCGGGTCGGAGCAGACCAGGCGCACCTGGCGGTGACGCGTCATTCGCGGTTTTTCTTCCACTCGTCGTGGTCGTGAACCACACGCGCGAGCTCCCTGCCGTCGACGACGAGCGGGATTTCGATCACCGTGTTGCCGCCACCGCTGCTGGCGCGGAACGGTGGGTTGCCCCTCTTCCCCTTGCGATGCGGGCTCGGGGGCCCCGCCTTCGGGCCATGCTTCGGCGGCATGTGAAGCCCGCCGGGCAGGCCCGGCGTTTCGAGGCTAGGCGCAGTGCGCGGGCCGCCCGCTTCGAGTTCCTGAATGGTGCTGTAGCCCGATTCGCGCGCAGCCATGTAGGCCTCTTCCTGTTCGGTGAGGAGGCGGAGGTTTTTGGCCGCGACCTTGACGTTCGAACCGAGACGCAGGGCTTCGTCGCTGGCGTCCCGCAGGAACCCGGCAAAGCGCGGACCGACCTGCTCGGAGGCCTGGCGGGCGGTGTCTGCCAGCTTCTTGTTGGCGTCGCCGAGGCGGTCGAAGTTCTTGGTCAGCGCTTCGTTGACCGGGCGCAGTTCCTTCATCGTGGCACCCTGCTTCTTCAGCGCGTCGCGATGGCTGAGGAGGCCATACCGTTCGTCGCGCAGCCGGCTCTTCAGGCTCCGAAGCTGCAGCGTCGAGTAGCGCAGGTCTTCCTTGGCGATCTGCCGGTTGACGCCCTTGAGGCGTTCTGCGCGCTTCTGCGCCTGTTTGGCCCGCGTGACCCGTTCGGTCGCCTTCGCCAGGTGGATTTCGGCCTTGATCACCGCCTGCGAGTCGCCGGGGAACCGCCGGCGGGTCGCCGCGAGCGCGTTCTCGGCGGCGTGGACTTCCTGGGCGGCGGCCTTCTGGCGGTGCTGCCACTTGACGACCTGGCCGCTCGCGTCCGCGAGCGCCTTCCCGGAGGCCCGCTGGCTCTCCATCGCTTGCGCCACACCCTTCAGGCGAGCGCGGATTTCGTCCTGCAGCGTCTTCTCCTCGGAGCCGCCGAAGAGGCCCGAGATGAGTTCGCCGCCGAGCGAGCCGAGCCCGACGCCGATCATCGCGCCGAACGGGCCGCCGAGCATGAACCCGGCGATCCCGCCGGCGATCGCGCCGCCGGCCTCGAAGCCCGCATCCTTCCAATCGCCCTCGAGCGCCGAGGTGGCGATGTTGCCGATGCCGTAGGCCGCCAGTGCCGGGCCGAGGCTGAGGGCGAACCCTTTGGCGGTCTGCAGAGCGCCAGCGGCGCCGGTGCCCTCGAAGGCGATCGGCAAGCTGCGCCAGCCCTGCCCGGCCGAGCGGGCGGAGCCGAGGATTTCGAGGAAGCTCGAGGTGCCGCGTTGGAACCGCGCCATGGCGACCGCGGTGCGCCCGACGCCGCCGGCGAGGTAGCCCACGGCCGAGGTCAGCGGGCCGACCGCCACCAGCAGGGCGGTCGCACCGACCGCGGCCGATTTCATATCCGGCGAGAGGGAGCCGAACAGATGGGCCGCTCCCTGCAGCTTGGGCCCGGCGAATTCGGCGAAGCCGGCCACGGCGGGGAGCAGCTCCTGGCCGAAGGTGACGCCGAGGTCGACGGCCTCGTTCTTCAGGATCTGCAGCTGCGACTCAAGGGTTTCGTAGCGCTGGTTCGCCTCCTTGGTCAGGGCGTTGTTTTCCCGCCAGGACCGTTCGCCGAGGGCGAGGCTTTCGCGCAGGAGGGCGCCGGCGCCGGATGCGCGCAGGAGGGTGTCCTGTACCCGTGCCGCCCCGAGCTTCGGGTCGAGGTCCTTGAGAACCGCGGGGACGTCCTCGCCTTCCTTCTTCAGGCGCGCGAGGCCTTCGATCCAGGCCACCGAAGCGTCTGCGGCGTCGTGTTCCCATGCCTTTTTGAATTGACCGGAAGACATGCCGGCGATGCGGGCGAAGGCTTCGAGCTTGTCCCCGCCCGCCGCGACCGCGGAGTTGATGACCTTGAAGCTGGTCGAGATCGCCGTGCCGCCAGCCTCGGCCTCGATCCCCACCGAGGAGAGAGCGTTGGCGTAGCCGAGGATCTGAGGCTCCGACATCCCGACGTAGTTGCCGGCGGCCGCGATCCGCAGCCCCATGCTCGCGATGTCGCTCTCGGTCGAGGCGCCCGCGTTGCCGAGGGCGACGATCGAGGATCCCAGCCGGTCGAACTGCGACTGGGGCATCTGCGTGATGTTCGCGAAGCGGGCGAGGATCGTCGCCCCTTCGTCGCCTTTCAGATTGGTGGCGACGCCGAGGTCGGCGACGACGCGCGTGAAGCCGAGGATTGCCTTGCGCTGGATCCCCAACTGCCCGGCCGCCTCGGCGATTTCGTTCAGTTCGTTGGCCGAGACGGGGATCTTCAGGGACATCCCGCGCAGGCCGAGTTCGAGCCGTTTGTAGCCGGCTTCGGTGTCGTTGATCGTCTTCCTGACGCCGGCGAAGGACGATTCCTGGTCGATCGCCGACTTCACCGCGAAGCCGGCGGCGAGGCTCAGCGGAAGGGACACGTTCCGCGTCCATTTCCGGCCGAACGACTTGTATTTGTCGGCGGCGGCGGCGAAGGAGGTCATCGCCCGGGCGCCCTTGACGCCGAGGGCGCGCTCGAGCACGACGCCCGAGCTGACCAGTTCCTTGTTGAACTTCCGTTGGTTGTGCAACCGCAGGAAGACGTCGATCGAGCTCGACCTATTGGACACCGATCAACACCTCCTCCGCCGCCGGTAATCAGAAGGAGGACCAGACCTGCTCGGCGATCGCGATCGCGAGAGCCCTGTGCTCCTCCTTGCGGCGCTCCACGATCTTGCGTGCGAGCACCCTCATCAGAAACTTCTCGGTCGGGTCAGCGACGGTGAGGTACCGCCACCCGTCGAGACCGAGAAAGAACAGGGCCGCGGCCCACTCGACGTCTAGGGCAACGTTGCCCTTCCCGAGCCGCCCTATTCCCCCAGGAGGGACGAGCTGATCCGGTCCTCCTGACCCTGACGCCAGGCGAAGATCGCTTCCATGTGGGGGGCGATCGCGTCGGGCTGGCAGCGGCGCTCTTTGTCGCCCTCCTTCTTCGGGGAGAAGACCTCGAGCACCACCTCGACGGCGGTGGCGGCATCGAGCCCGAGCGCCTCGGCGAGGTACCGATCGAAGCGCAGCGGGCCATGCTCGTTCTCCAGGAGCAGCCACTCCTCCTCGCCCGGCTCGCGCACGAAGATGCGTTCGCAGTGTGCGATCAGAATGTTGGCGATCGCCTCGCGTTCGCCCTCAGCATCGTCCCTCTCGCTGGCACGCCGGTACCGCTCGGCCAGCTGGTCGTGCTGCTTGTCGTTGAGGTCCTGGTAGCGGATCTTCAGGTTCCCCTCGTAGTTGGGAACGAGGAGGTCCTTGTAGCCCTTGGCGCGGATCTGGTCGCGACGCTTGCGCACCGCAGCCACCGCACTGTCGAGCCGCTCCTGCTGTGAAGGACCGTCGGTCTCGGGGGTGGTGATCTCAGCGGGGGTGTCGCTCATCACTCACCGTCCGTTTCGATCATCACCGAAAAGTCCTTCGGCGCAGAGGAGTTCGCGTCGCCCCCACCGGTGTCGATCTCGGCGAAGACGCCCGTCCAGTCATCACCACGCCCCCAGGCGTCGCCGTTGCCGTCGAGGATCGTTTCGACCACATGGGCCCGAGCAGATCCGCGCACATCCTTCAGCCACTCGATGAGCTCCCGGTCCCGCCTGGGAACCTGCTCCGATTCGAGGGTGAGGTCCTCTACGGTCTTCGGGCCTCCATGCGCCCTCTCGGGCAGCATGTTGCCGGGGCGGCTCTTCGAGCCGTCGGAGCCGAATTTACCCCCGTCCTTTTTCTTGAAGATGAACGGCAGGACTTTGCCGTCCACGGTGAGCTGGTAGCTCGCCTCATCTTGTCGCTGTACCTCCAACGTCTCCGTCATCGTGAGCTCCTCCTAGAGCACTGCGTGGGTAGATGCTTCTTGTGGTGCGGCTAGAGGGCCCGGCTCGAGGCGACGACCTCGAACTCGATGACCTCGCTGAACTCCGTAGGCCGCACGGCCATCCGGCCGGTCAACTTGCCGATCGAGGCGTCGCCGGGGTCCACGTTCTGTTCGACCGTGACCTGCCCGGCTTCGCCTTCGGTGGCTCCGAAGATCGCGCCAGCCTGGTAGGCCGGCTTGATCACCTCGGCCTTGCAGGCACCCTCGGCGCCATTCCGAGTGATGCCCTGGGAGTCGAGCGGCTTGAAGAGATAGCGCTTGAGCACCGTCCTGACCTCTGCCGCCATCGCCAGCACCTGGCGGGAGCTCGCGAGCGACAGCCAGACCTCCTCGGTGACCGGGTCGGCCAGCGTCCGCCAGCCCATCGTCGTCACCTCGTTGTCGTCGATGACCGAGACGTTGATCCCGGCTGCGGTCAGGCGTTCGATGTCCTCGTTGCTGTAGGTCTGCGAGAGACCGACCGCATAGGAGTCCTTTCCTTCGTCGCCGGCGGCGGGCAGGTTTGACGTGCCCGAGGCGCGGTCGACGGCGGCGATCGCGCCTATCTGCCGGGCGCCCGGGGGCACCGTCCGCGTCGTGCCGATCGAGAGGCCCGGGACCACGTCCCAGGGCACGAAGACGGCAGCGTGTTTGTGGCCGTCGACGGAGCGAAGAGCACCGACCTGTTCGATCAGCTCGTCGGCATCGGCGGTGTCGAGGCCGTCGAGAATCGGCGTCCGCAGCCTGGCGGCACAGTGGGCCAGCACAGCCGTCTGCGTCTCCTCGTCGGTGAAGCCCGGCGCGTAGACCTGGCCGGTCCCGTAGTCGGGCCCGAACGCCTCGAGCGTCGTCCCGATCACGGTCGCGTCGACGCTGCCGTTGTCGCTGACGCCGCCGGCGAGTTTCACTTTCTGCACGGCCGGCTTGGTCGCTGCCAGCTTTTTGAGCCGGATGAGCTTCGAGTACGTCGCCGCCCAGGCCACTGCAGCGTCGTTGTCGGCGAGCTCGGGCGACGTCTCGGTCACCACTTCGCCGAGCAGGACCTTGAGATGGATGGTGCCGGGCGTCACCCCGTCCACGACTTCGGCTTCGACGCTGTTCGCCCACTCGCCGGGCGAGGTCGCGAGCACTTCGAGGACGTTGGTTTCGCCCGCTTTCAGGGCTTTTTTCGCGACCGCCGCAGCATCACCCGCGGACCGCGCGACGATCGCGTGGTCGAGCCCGCGACGGAAGGCGACGTCGAGCACGTCATACAGCGGGCTTTCGGCGATGCGCTCGCCGAAAGCGAGGACGGCTTCGTAGATCGACCGGACTTCTATCGGGGTGTCGAGCGGGCCTTTCGCAGCCAGGGCAGCGATGAACGCTCTGCCACTGCTGCCCGGCGACCGGCCCGGCACCTGATCGTTGCCGATTTTGACGTTGATTCCGGGCCTCATTTGGCCTCCTCCTGCGGCGACTCCGCCGCGGTCGTGGTCTCGCCCTCACCGGCAGATTTGCCGGTGTTGCGTGCGCGCTTCGGGCTTTCCTGCTTGACGAGTACGCCCCGATTGATCATCGGTTCGTTCTTCTTGGCGACGGCGTCGGAGATCTCCGTGCCGGGGGCAACCATGCGACCGCCACGGAGGCACTCGACGTGGTCGCTGAAGACGATGTAGGTCATGGTTTGATCTCGCTTTCGACGTCGACTTGTTCGATTACGGGGAAGTCCTCTGGGATCTCGTCCGGCCAGTCGGCGCCGGGGCCGCTGCGCCAGTTGACGACGTCGCGCTGGTTCACGGCGAAAACGACCGTGCCGGCGACGACGGTGCGGCGCTCCTCGCGCTTGGTCGTTTCGTAGACCTCGTCGATCCAGTCGGCGACCTTCAGGCCGTCGCCAAGGGTGCGCGCCTGCAACACAGCGCCGCGCACCGCGGCCGCGTAGATCTGCGCGTACTTCCGAGCTTTCGGCGGCGTGGCGCCGGCGACGACGACCGTGACGCCGAGGGTCCAGGTGACGTTGTAGGAACCATCGCCGTTCTTCTCGGGCTCGCCGCGGATCCCCGGCGCGGCGATGATCACCGCGGGCAGGTTCGCCTCTGGCCAGCGCTCGTACTCGCTTATGACCGACCAGGATTCGACCTTCTGGATCGTCGCTACTTCGGCCGGTTTGACTGCGGCCTGGGCGGCCGCCTCACCCAGGTAGGTCTCCAGGCGCTGTTTCAAGATCACCAGCGCAGCTCGCTCGACATTGAGGCCGCTGGTCAAGCGCCCGATTACTGACATCAGAAGCCTCCGTAGATCAGGTATCGCTCCATGGCGATCGCCGAGTCGGTAGCGATGTGGTCGGGGATCCCGATCGGCGGCCGCGGCGCCTCGCGGCCGCGGCGGCCTCCCGCGGCGCCGGTCAGGGCCCAGCGCGCGTAGAAGAGGGCGATGCCGGCGCTGGCGCGGCTGCGGGTCGCGCTCCCTTTCGAGCCTTTGCCCCCCTCGGCCGCAGCCTCGACGTCGCCCGATGCGACGAGGATGTCCGACAGGGAGGGGATCCCTTCGCGCGCCTTTCGCGCCACCGTTTCCGGCTTCAGCGCCGGCCAGCGCTCCCCGATCGCGCCGCCCTTGGACTCGAACACCTCGCGGTTGCCGCGTTTGAGCAGCTCGCGGACCACCACCATGGCGGGCCGCATGTCTTCCGCACGCTCGGCAACGCCGACCAGGTCGTCGCGCGCGGCGGCAACGCCGACGATGTCGAGCTCGGCGTGCGGTCCTTCCCTGAAGCCGTGGCCGATCGGGCTCATTCTTCGGGCGGCTGTTCTTCTTCCGCCGGGCCGGCACCCTCGCCGAAGAGGTCGATCGTCTGAGCCTTCGTCTTCAGGGCCCGGAGCGCACCCTCGGCGTCTATGCGCAGCTGCAGGTAAGGCGACCCCTCGGCGCCGTTGAAGGAGCCGATCTCGATTGCGAGCGCGGCTTTGAGCGCAGCTGCTCGCTTCGCGGCCGCTTCGGCGCCGGCGGGGATCGCGCCGGCGAAGCCGGACAGGATGTCGCTGCAGGCGTCGTCGATGTAGCCGTCGACATCCGCATCCGTCGGGGCCGTGCTCGAGTTGAAGGTCCCGGCGAGGGCGCCGCCAACAACGTCGTCGAGCGGGTCGCTGCTCTCGCCGGGGCTGTCGTCGGTGAAGGTGCGGGCCCGGATTGCCCGCGCCACTTCGGCGACGCTGGGCCGCCAGGGCGGCACGGGCAGATCCTCGGGCATGGCTCAGCTCAACGCCTCGATCAACTCGGCCTTCTTGGCCTTGTCGTCGACGCCGATGCCTCGCTCGGCCGCGAGCTCGCGGAGTTGTGGGACGGTCATCTCGTCCAGTTCGGCCGCCGAGGCCTCGCTCTCCCTCGATGCAGACGTAGTGACCAGCGATCCGGTCTCCTCGTCGAAGCCCTCTGGGATTGGCTGCCCGGGTGCGGCAACAAGGACGCGGTGGCCGCGGTGATTGTGTCCGTAGATCCGCCGGTCGGCGATGCGTTTCTTCATCCGTCTCTCCTTTGGGATTGGTGGAAACGCCGGGCCGACCCCCCACAGAGGGAGGCCAGCCCGGCTCAGCCGTGGCCTACGGGGCCGGGCTGATCTCGCAGAGGCCCTCGGGCTGCGGGACCACCGAGACGGCGGCCATCTCCGCGAGGACCGCCACCAGGTTGCGGGTGAAGAAGTCTTCGTGGCTGTCGGAAGCCAGGACGTTCACCCCTTCCTGGATGTAAAGCTCGACGACCGAGAAGTCACCGGCGACGGGCTGATCCTGCGGGAACTGGGCGGCTTCGACGCTCGGCACCCCCCAGTAGGTCGTCGGCCCGGCCTGGGACGGCGGGCCGAAGATGTAGTTCCCGTTTTTGTCCTTCGAGAGGCGGACTTCCTCGGCGTTGAAGGGGTTGATCCCGACGGCGAGGCCCGAGTCGAAGAAGGCCAGGCGGAGCCGCGTCAGGGCCCGCAGGACGTCGTCGATCAGCGGCTCGCCTTCGGTGCGATCCTGGTGCTGGATCCCCGGAGTGTTGAGGAAGCCGAGCAGGTGGTCACCGACGCCACTGCCCGCGATCACTTCGTCTTCGAGCTTCTCGAGCAACCCGCGGCCGAGACGGTTGTCGATCAGGCCCCGCAGCTGCGGGGCGTTCCGCAGTGCCTTCCGGGTCGAGGCCACCCAGTGGGCGATCTGCTCGACGCTGGCCGATTTTTTCTCGTAGGAGAGTTTGGACTGCGGCTTGACACCGCCTTTCGCCGCGGTGACTTCCCCTCCTATTTTCGCGTCGGTCTGCGCCTCCGGCACGATCGCCGCGTTGTTCGTCCAACCGGTCTCGATGACGTAGTCGATCGAGTCCGTGTCGGTGCCCGCGACGGAGATCAGGTCGAGCAGCTTCAGCGGGCGAAACCGAGGCTCGATGAAGCCTCGGTGCTTCGGCTCGATGAACGGCCGGACGGTGTTGGCGCCGGCCTCGTCGGTGACGATCACCGCGGCGTTGAGGGCGAGAGCCTGGATCAGCTCATCGCGGCTCATCGCCTGACCGAGCTCGACCTTGCCGAGGGCCACGGTCGTCTTCAGCGCACCCGACTTCTGCAGGAGCTGGTAGGCCTCGGAGCTGGTGACTCGGGCGCCGTAGGACTCCTGCGAGTGGAGGCCGTCTTTGATCTGCTCGCGCAGCTGCTTGGCGGGCCCGCTCCTGCCCCCACCCTCGGCCATCATCGACCAGAGGTCCTCCCGACGCTGCTTGAGCGCGGTGACGCGGTCGGCTTTTTCTCCGTAGGCCTGATGAAGGTCGTGCGCCTCCTGAAAGGCCTCGGAGTTCTCGTCGGTGACGTCGACGTCCTCCTTGGCCAGCTCCTGGCGGCGCTGGTCGAACTTGCTCCAGGCCTCTGAAGCCTCCTTCTCGGTCGACGCGATCTCGGCGTCGAGCTGGTCGACCTTCTCCTTGAGTCCCGCAGACGGGGTCATGTGTCCTCCTTAGAGACGGCGCTCGCGCGCCAGTAGAAGCGCCCGAGTCCCGGTGCGCTGATCGGTTGCCTGCTTTGCACGGGGGCGTTCGGGTTCCCGGCCGGTCAGCCGGATCACCGTCTCCTCGTACGTCTCGACGCGGTCGGCCATTCCGAGCTCGACCGCGCGTTGGGCGGTGACCATGCGGCCCTCGCCGAACTCTTTCCGCGCGGTGTCCTCGGACACGTTGCGGCCTCTCGCCACGTCGGCGATGAAGATGCTTTGGAATTCGTCGACGACGCCCTGGTAGTAGGAGCGGGCGTCCTCGGAAAGCGGTTCGTCGGGGTTGCCCTCGACCTTGTACTTCCCCGCGTAGATGTAGGTGGGGGCGATCCCGATCCGCTCGTTCAGGCCGCTCTCGTCCCAGTGGACCATGAAGGTGCCGATCGAGCCGACCTCGCCCGAAGGGGTCACGATCAACTCCGTCGCCTGCGAGGCGAGGGCGTAGGCAGCCGAGCCGGCGTCGGTGTTGGCGATCGCCACGATCGGCTTGCGGTCACGGGCCGCGAAGAGTTCCGCGGCCGTCTCGGTGACCAGGTCGGTCGAGCCGCCGGGCGAGTCGACGTCGATCAGGATCGTGCCGACGTCGTCATTCGACAGCGCTTCGCGGATCGCCTGGCGGAAGGCTTCGAGTCCACCGCCGCCACCGAAGAGCCGGCTGAGCAGGGAACCGCGAGGAGTGATGATTCCGCGCAGTGGGATGACCGCCAGATCCCCGTGCGTTTCGAGCGCTCCGCGGCCGCGGCCGGCCAGGGCCTCGGGGCTCAGGTCGCCAGCCTCGAGGGCGGCAGTGAGGGCCGTGAATACCTCTTGGCGGATTGCCCAAGGGGACTGACCAATCTCAGACAGCGCGGCGATCCGCTCCGCGCGGCTCGATACCTCTTTCATGCGGGCTCCCTCCTGGGGGCAGCGGGTTAGAGAGACTTCTGGGAAATCAGCCGCTCAACCATGGCTTCGATTTCGCCTTCGCTGGTGGCGCCTTCCGGCGCCGGCGACGAGCTCAGGTTGTTCGACGGGATGAGCGGCTGATTGCACCACTCGAGATCGAAGCGCGGAAGGTTCTGGACGACCCGGGCCTCGTTGATCGTCATCAGCCCGGACTGGACGGCGATCTTCAGGGCGTTGATCTCCTTGACCTTGTCGCCCTTCAGGACCTCGGCAAGATCGAACTCGACGAACCTGCCTTGGAAGGCCGGCTCGGGGTCGATGATCTGCGCCTTGAAGCTCTCCTCAATCAGAGTCAGCCACGGGCCCAGGACAGTCGTGTAGAGCATTCGGTGGAGCTCGGCGACGTTGGAGTAGGTCGCGTGCTCGAGGATCCCGACCAAGGGCTGCGGCACTTCGAAGACGGAGGCCACCTCCTCGCGGCTGAGCTTGCGCTGTTCGATCAGCTCAGCCTCGTGGGCGCTGTGCGCGATCGACACCCACTCGAAGCCGCCCGGCAGAAATGCCGGTCGCCCCGCGTTCTGGGAGCCGGCGTAGGCCTCTTCGATATCGGCCCGCATTTCGGCGCGGAGCTCCTTGCTGACGACCACCTCGGGGCCGCCGGCATCCTGTGGCATCCGGATCGCTGAAGGCGGCCGGGCGCCCTGCCGCAGGTAGGACTCCTGGTAATCCTGGGCCGAGCGCTCAATTCGCACCGTGACTCCGAGCTGTTCAAGCGGCGAGACGCCGATGTTGGGATCAGGCCCCTCCCAGCGGAGGTGAAAAACGTCCTCGGCGGCAAGTGGAATCGGCGTCCCGAACTCCGTGGTCCGCCAGAAGCGGATCGGTTCGCCACGGTCGAAGTACGGTGCCATGCACCGCCAGTCGAGGGGCCAGAGCCGGTTCGGCGGCCGCCCGGGGCTGGGTCGACTCTCGAGGAGCGTGCTATTGCCGTGCAGGAGTGCCGGGAAGGCCATCCACTGCTTCAGCTGCGTCGCCCCGCACCTCGGCGCAGGGTGCTGGATCAGGTCGACGAGCGGGTCGCCACTCGACACGCGCTCCCGCTCGTTCTGGCTGTTGAGCTCGTACACCTTCAGCGGCAGCCGGGAGATCTGCCGCGCGAGCACGTTGACCGCGGCGGCAACCCACGGCTGCGTGCGATAGATCTCGGCATAGGAGATCGTCCGGCCGTCGATCAGCGTCAGACCCGAAGACCCGAACATGCCAAAGGGAATGGATGGTCGAGCGATCGCATTGCGGCCCCTGAGAGATTTGAGGAAGGGTCCGCCGGAAACGAGGTCGCGCCCCTCGCTGGTGCGCAGGACCTGTCCCTGATCGCTGACGACGACAGTCACAGGCGCGCTCCCCGATCAATCTCAAACGACGGCGGGATCTCAATTTTCGAGTCCCCGACCCCGGTCACGTCCTGCGCCCAGCTGACGTTGCTGAGAGCGACGATCGCTTCGCCGCCGATCTTCATCTCCTCGTCGAGGAGTTCCGCGTGGGCGAGCACGATGCAGTCGCTGTACTCGCCGACCAGGAGGCCGCGGAGCGAGCGCCCGTCCCTAGTGTGGATGACGACCGTGCGGCGAAGCCGCCGCCGGAAGCCCTGTTGCCGGGAGTGGCGGAGAACCCAGCCGGCGCCGGCGGCCGCCAGGCAGGCGACGCCGATCGCGAAGCTGAGGCAAGTCAGTGCGGGGGTCATAGGAGTCCGATCTTGTTGCGGGCGTACCACTCGGCCGGGTCCTCATGGACCTCCGAGAGCGCCACGGTGTTGATCATCGAAGCGGCGTCGAGGGAGTCGATGACGCGCCGGTCCTGCTCTTTGGCGTTGCTGCGGCTGCGGATCGGTCGGTCGAACCGCTTGCGATCCCCGTCCAACTTCCGAGCCACGGCGTTCATCGCCTGGCGGCGGAACTCGCGGTGGCCGGTGTGCTTGATCCAGCCCTCGCGCAGGCCCTCCATGAAGTTCTCGTAGTCCTGGGCGGCGGGTACGTTGGTCCGGCTCCGCTCGATGACGATGACCTCGAGCTCCTCTTCGAGCCACTCGGCGATCGTCTCGCCCTTTTCCCGATCCATAGCGACTATGCCGATCGGGTTGCGCTCGTGGATCCGGCGGAACGCATCTTTGATCTCGACCGAGGACAGCATCGTCCCGTCGCGGGGCGGCGTCAGGATCTCCGGGTCGCCGAACAGGCGGTACTTCTTGTCACGCACCCACAGGGGAGTGATCGCCGTGGTGTCGTGCTTCCACGCGATATCGAGCCCGCAGTCAACCGACTCTCCCTCCGGGATGACATCGTCCGTCTCCGCTGCGTCCCACTCCTGGTCGGTGATGGCAGCCTCGGAACTGCGGGACGGGATGTTGCAGGTAAGGCGCAACCAATCCTCGCCGTAGTCGAGCGTTGGGCTGGCAAGCTTTTCCTTGAGGTCGGCCTCGGTGATCGTCGAGAGCGGATTCGCTTCTTTCACGACAGACAGGTCCCGAGCCAACTCGAGCTTCGGCACCTTGAACTCGTGAAGCACGACACCTTTGCCGCTCGCCCGAAGATGAGCACCGCGGCGGCGCCGGTACTTGCACTCGGCCCGGATGCGATCGCGCGTTTCCTCGAAGTCGGACCCGGGTTCTCCCGCGGTCGAGATCATGCCGATGATCGCGCCGCGCTTTCGCAACTTGCCCTTCCAGGTTCGGTACAGGCCGAGGTCGCGGTAGCGGTGTCCCTCGTCACACATGGCGTAGGGGTAGGGGATGACCCCGTCGCCCGTGCCCTTGTCGGCGGCGTAGACCTTGATCCCTTTGCCTCCGTTGCGGCGGGATTTGATCTGCCGGTAACCCTCGAAGACGCGGAAGCGACGGTCGAGCCCAGGGGTCCGCTCGACGAACCCGGCGGCCTGACCGAAAAGGATCTCGGCCTGGTCGCGTGAGCTGGCGCCGACGGGGATCCAGGGGCTCAGCGCATAGTCCGCGCCGTACAAGGCGATGCCCGCCATTAGCGTGGTCTTCGCGTTCCCCTCCGGCACGATCGCCCAGACCTCGCGCGCGTCCCCGAAAAAGTCCTTGGCGATTTCGAGCTGGAAGTCCTCGACCGGCCAGGTCGAGCCGGTGTCGAGGACGAGCAGTTCGGCGTACAACCTGAAGTGGTCGACCGTGAAGGGCTTAGGCCGAGCCACGCTTCCTCGCTCGATGCTCAGCTAGCTCGTCGTCGCCGTCGAGGGCGGCAAACCCATCGGCCGGGTCTGCATCGCCCGCGCCGCCCGCCCCCTTCTTCTTCTGCAGAATTTCGTAGTACAGCTTCTGCGCGGCAACCGATCCCGCCCGGGCCGACTCGGAGACGACGAGCTCGAGCTCGTCCTCCGTCATCGGCTGCTTTTTCTCCTCGGCCTGACGCCGGACATCCTCGATCGAGAGGACGAAATCGGCGTAAGGGCCGCCGCCGTTCTTCAGCTCGGCCCGGCCCTTGGCGAGCCAGTTCTTGACGGTCTTGTGCGCGACGCCGGCAGCCTTCGCCGCCTCGGCGATCGTCAGCCCGTCGAAGGTCGCTTCGCAGATGGCCTGGCAGGCGTCGGGGTTGAACTTGGAAGCCGCCATAGGGACCTACCCCTCACCTGATCTCGCTTTTTTTCGCGCAGATGGCCATGGCGGTGTCCGGCGATCCGGCGCCCGTGATCGTCAGGCCCCCCTCCGCCACCGCCCGCCGCCTCTCGGCCAGCCACGACGACCGGAGGAAGACCCGAGGGTGCTGGTCCGACTTGCGCGAGTTGCACTCCGTGCAGGCGCCTACCAAGTTGGCCTCACCATCGCTACCGCCAAGCGCCTTCGGCATGTAGTGATCGACGACCTCGGCTGACGCTCCGCAGTAGACGCAGTCCTTGTCACGGGCGAGGACCGCGGCCCGCTGCTTGCGACTCTGCCGCGTCGAGCCGCGTGCGCCGGTCAGTCCTTCCTCTTTCCGCCGGCGCCGGTTGGCCTTCCGGTGTTTCGGGCAGCGGTTCTGGTCACTGATCGCGCCGCAGTCAAGGCAGGACTGAAGACGCGGGCTCATCGTGCCCCCAACCGGCAGATCTGCCGGTCACTCGACTTTGAGCCCCAGGTCCAGCACCTCCTGTGAGAGCCGCTCGACGGCCATGGCGCAGTACCGCTCCTCGCGCTCGACGCCGATCGCGCGGCGGCCGAGATCCTTGGCCGCGACGAGTGTTGAGCCGGAGCCCATGAACGGATCAAGGACGACTCCCTCCGGGCAGCGTTCGAGAAGGTGCCGCATCAGCGCTACGGGCTTTGGTGTCGGATGGTCGGGCCGGTCCTGCGAGGCTGCGGACTGCATGTCGTAGCTGAGCACCGACCCCTGCCGGCGCTGGGTCCTCCAGCCGGCGCCGCGCACGTAGATCTCCTCGTGGCTCGGGCCCCAGGGCAGCCTCAGGTCGCCCATGCCGGGCGATCGTCCCTTGTCCCAGACCAAGAGCGCCCGGCATAGCGGCCGGCCGCAGCGCCAGGTGCCGAACACCAGCGAGGGTCGGTCGCCCCACTGCTCGAGCATCCAGTCCCGCAGCTCGGTGTCCTGGTCGCCGGCGACGGACTCGCCGCGTTTGCTCCGGTAGTCCATCCCGTACGGCGGGTCGGTGACGATCACGTCGGCCTCGATCGGCCAGAGGTCGCGAACGTCGCAGTTGTAGATCGTGATCCCGCCGGCGTCGTAGTAGGGCTGGCAGGACTTTGGCCGAGAGTTCATAAGCAGACCCTTGGTCTGCCGGATGCTGCAGCGTCCGGTGGGCTGTGCCCCCCGCCGATTGCGGTCGTGCGGGGGGCCGTCCAACAACAAGAGCCCGCCGCCGAGGCCCGAAGGGTCGGCGGCGGTGGGTGTGAGGTTTTGGCCTCACGCGGTCATGGTCTCCTCCTCGTCGTGATCGAAGGCAGCCGGTACCGCGAAGCCTCCCGACGCCGACAGAGCCTCCCCAGGGTGGCGACGACGGGTGAAGTGAACAGCAGCGCTGGCGACCGCCCGCCAGGTCCCTGCCATTCACCGAGGAAGCTGCGGCGATTTCGAGCAGGCGGATTACACACTGCCTCCGTCGCCGGGCCGATATGGGCCCTCGCAGCTTGGGCGGAAGTAACGCAGGTGCCCCGGACGGAATCACGCAGCCGCCTTTTCGACGTCGGCTTCGAGCGACTCAAGCCAGCCTTCGAGCTGCTCAACGTCGGGGTCGGCGCCATGCGCACGCGCCTTCAAGAGGGCATCCTCGACCCGCTTGCCCAGCGACCGCGCCCGACGCTTCTGGATGCTGTCCACTTTGGAGGTGGCGTGCCTGATCGCGGCGGCCTGGGACTTCGTCGAGGTTTCGACGTCGCGGTGTGGGACCGCCTCGCCGGCGTCGAGGACGGCCGATCCGGGGTTGTCGAGGTAGCCGTGTGCCGCCGGCGCCGACTCAGACCCGTTGGTGAGAGGCGTGATCACGCCGCCGGCGGACTCGGCGTTGAGGAGCAGCGGCGCCTGGGCGCGGTCGAGGACGGCACTCAGCGTCCAGACCCGCTTGCAGTGCGGCCGAAGCTTGGAACCAGTCACCACCACATGCAGCCGCGTGGTCTCCTGCAGCAGGACGGGATAGCTCCCGCCCCGGGCAGGGCAGCGCGGCCCGCGAAAGGTCGTCTCAACGACCTCGCCGGCGAGCAGGGACGCGATCGCGTCCGCGCTGAGCCGAATGTGGGGCGACGCGTTCAACTACGCCGCTGCCTGGTCCCAGCCGCCCAGCACTCGGGCGATCCGTCGAGATTCCGTACCGGTGGGGGTCCGAACCGTCACCGTGAGGATCTCCGTGTGGGCGAGGACCTCGAGCAGCCGCTCGAGGTCCTCCGTCCGCGCTGCCATCTGCTGGCAGATCCGTCGCAGCCCGGAATCGAACTCCCTGGCCGTGCGGCCTGCGATCGCAACGCCAACGAGGAGCTTGGCGTCCTCGGAGATCACGAACCCTCCTTGCCGCCCTGGTCGACGGCCGTGTACTTGCGACCGCTCTTCGTAACCAGGCCGGCCTGCTCCAGGTTGCCGACGATGCGGTAGAGCGTGTTCGGTTTGACGCCGACGTCTTTGGCGAGCTTGGAGGCGGCGACGCCGGGCTCGGCCTTGATCTGATCGAGGACTTCCTGGGCCTTGTCGCCGAGGTTCGGGCCAGACCCTGGGATCTGCCAATGGTCACCGTGGCGGCCGTCGTCAACCCGCTTGACCTTGCCTTCCTCCTCCAGCTCAAGGAGCACGACGCGGAGGTGACGCCCGTCGACTTTCAGGAAGGCCGCGAGGTCCGGCGTGCTCTGACCTGCCTTCTTCCCGATCAGCTCGACCGCCTTGTCGGCCGACCCCTTTGCCTTCTCAAGCTGCCTGGCTGCCTCGGCCTCTGCCTCCGCCCGCGCCTTCTCCCGCTTCTGACGCTCCGCTCGCCGCTCCTTGACCTTCTTCTTGGCCGCATCGGGCAGTACGTCGAGGGCTTCAGCGACGTCGTCGACCAGGTCGTAGGTGTCGATCGGGTCGCCACTCACCGGGCCGGGGAAGGCCCACCGTCGGCTGTGGCCACCGGGCTCGAGCCCGTGGACGCTGGCGATCGCCACTCGCAGAACCACCCTCATGCACTCGCCCGCCGTCTTCGCTGCGGCCAGCTCGGCGCTGATGGTCGAGCCGGGGGAGCGCTGCTCGCCCAGGTCGTCCGTCGAGTCGACGTCTTCGTCAGGCCAGGCGTAGCGATCCGGGTCGAGCAGCCCAAGGCCTTCGGAGATCAACTCATCGAGGTAGTCGTCCTGGCCGAGAGCCATCGCGCAGACGAGGCGCACGACGTTGACGTCGGTTGCCTTCGGGTTCGAGAGAGCGTTGAGGCGATCTGCAAGCTCGCGGTTAGAGGCCGCGAAGATCTCCTTCTCGCGCTCGCGCTTGCGTGCGGCGCGTTCCTCCTCCTTCTTGCGGTCGGCAGCGCTCTTGCCGCCGCGGTTGGCTGCAAGCTCGACCTTCCTCTTGGCCTCCTTCGCGATTGCCGGCAGCTTCTTCGCCGCGATGTCGGCGATGAAGGCGGGGTCGGTGATGTAGGACTTGCCCTCGAACTCGAGGAGGCAGCCGGCTTTCTTCGCCGCTTTGCCGTCCTTCTCGTCGAACTTGAAGTTCTCCTTGCCGCCGCCGAAGGGATTCGGGGGCACCTCCTCCCATTTGGGGGCGAGCTTCGCCCGGGCCTCCTTGTCGATAGGCAGGTTGTTGAAGGAGACGCCCTGATTCCAGTAGTGGTCGGGGACGACCTTCACGAGCCCCGCCAACTCCGCGACCTCCTCGAGCATCCGGACTATCGCGGTCGAGTTCTTCAGGGAAGAGGCATTGAGCCCATGGGGAAACTGGCCCTTCTCGACGCGGTCCACGATGCCCTGCGCGGCGTTGGGGCAGGCCTTCGCGATGGTGGCGAGGTCAGGGATTGCCTCCAGGGGGATTCCCCCGCCGGCGAACGCCGCCCGCACCTCGGCCGGCATGTCGAGCAGCTTCTCGCGGTCACGAGCGGTGCGCTCCGACAGGCGCATCGCTTTCGCCGCTTCGACCTGCTTCATGCCCAGGCTTTCGCGCATGTGGCGCAACGCCCAGGCCTCGGCGACTGGGGTCATGTCGGCGCGGTCGATGTTCTCGGAGACCGCGGCGAGGAAGCGGCCTTTCTCGTCGAGCTCGGCGTCGACGATCGCCGGGACGACGTCGAGGCCGAGCTCGATCGCAACGGCGTGCCGCCGGTTGCCCCAGATGACCGGGTGCAGCAGCTCGTCGCCCGACTCGATTTCGGCGGGGCCGACCTTGATCGGGGTTTCGATGCCCCGCTCTTCGATCGACGCCTTCAGCTGTAGGAACTCGGGGTCGTCGTGCGAGAAACTCCCGCGGGGGTTCATTCCCGGTACCTGGACGATCTTCAGCGTCGGGATCAGCTGCATCGCCGGCGCCTCGATGGTTGCGGTGTTACTCAT